ATAGTAATAATACCGATAACTAAAAATACTTTTACTAATGCAAAGTGGTATAATAACAAATGTTAAACGTTACACCGATTTTGACCATATATGATTTTCCTATGTTCTTTTTTATTTTTTTTTTTTTATATATAGGGTGTGTAACGTGGAATGTTTAACGTATTCTAATTATTCAATACTAGCATAGCATATTCAGCTTTTACCAATGTTAGCGCGTTACACATTTTAGGGCTAAAAGTTGGTAGTTTTTTTCTATTATCAGTAATTATACTATGCTCGCATTGGTAAGCACTACTCATTTTAACTTCTATAATTACCTATTTTTCAAAATCTTTACCAATTTTTACCACAAAATCGGCTCAATCTAAAAATCGGTAATCTCATTTATTACCAAGGGCTACGCCCGCATTTTTAGTTTTCAGCCCGCGAACGCTAAATTTAGTCCGCTATCGGTAAATTAAAAATTTATTTTCAATAAATCTTAAAAAGCTATACCCAGTATACAAAATTAATTACTAAAAAACTTGACAAGCCCACTTTAAAATGGTATATTCTCTATAAGTAAGCGTATCCATTACCAATTTTAAGCCTTATGATTAACCAATTAAAAATGACCAAAATTAAAACCACTAAAAATGCAATGTTAGTTTTAAACAATAATAGTTTTTGCAAGTATTGCAAAGACAAAGTTTCTATGAGATGCTCTAAATTAGAGCAAGGAGAAATATTATGATAGTACAAGATAAGAATGGAAAGGAAGTTGATTTAGCTTTTTGTTATGAAATTTGTGACCATTGTAAAAACTTTAAGTTTAAGGGTGGTAGTTGTAATAAAAACTGTGAACCAAAAGAAAATGGGATTGAATCAGCTTTTTGTAACCAATTTGAAATAGAGGATTAAAAATGAGCAATAAGCTATTCTTTTTTAATACTCTATTAACTGCTGTCCTAATATCTATTATGATACTATGGACTACCTCCATGGCTTTACCGAAGGATAAACTTGACCCGACAGCCAGTAACACCACAGCCCAAGATGAACTAAAGCCTAAATGGCAACTTATCCTAGACTATTATAATGAACAGCACGGCACAGCCGTCAGTTTATACGGCAATTAATTACTAACTAATAAATTAAGGAGGTGAGACCAGATGAAAGTTTATCTTGATGACCCCAACTCTAAGGGCAGTCGCATTATTGTAGAAGCTGAACTGATTAAACAGAACAAGCAAACTGTTTGGGTGAAGTTACTGGATGGTAACATCATTAAGCGTAAAAAGAGCAGAGATATTCCTAATATTGAGGAGAGTAATCGATGAGTAAGCCATATGATAGAAAATACTGTATATTAGAATGGAACGGCAATTATGAAGGGCTTTGCATTGTTCTAGATGAACTATCAGGAGAGCCTAACCTTTTTGAAACAGAGGATCAGGCTAATGCCTTTGCGTTTGATAGCTGTACTGGTGATTATAGAATAGTTCTACTATAACTATTACTATAGGAGGATAATAAAATGGATAGAAATCAGGCTAATTTAATATTTAAAAAGATTAATAATAAGGAAACTTTAATGCTAGGTCTTGCTGAACCTTGCTTTAGAAATCCACATATGACAATAGGTGATCTATTTCTTGAACTAGGTGGGGAAATTAGGGATTTGAAACAGCAAGTAGAAGAAGCTGGGGTTCAATTTTAATTATTAAAAATAGAAACATGCTAAGTTATTGCAGTAATTGTAAAGAAAATTCGGTAGTTACTAAGCTATATTCCACTCATCTTTCTCTTATAGTCAGTAATGCCTCCCAAGACAATACACCCACTATTAAGAGAATAAGGTATTGCATCAATAAAGGCTGTGGATATAGCTTAGTTCTACCATCTATTACTTTAACTAAGGGAGAATATGAAAAAAGCACAATTAGATAGCTTCATTAAGGATAAGGCAACGACTGTTGATGAATATAATTCATTGAGGAATGAAATTAACCTATATCTCAATGAAAGTATGTTCTTTATTGACCTCTCTACTAAGGCTAAGGATATTTTAATCATTTATAGTAATTCTAATTAACTAAGGAGATAGCTGATGAAAACTTTTTATGAAATAACCTATATAGTAGCCTGTGATGATGATGGCTTAGTAAGCCACACCTTTAAATCGATGAAGGAAATATTACCACAGGATATTGAGGAAGATGATGAGGAGGATAATAGCACCAATGAGTAATCAATATTTTAATAATCCCTGTCAATTTAACGCGAATGTTAAATGTTTTGTTGAGAAAGAGTGTATCTATATCAATGAACTAGAATGTCTCCAAACTCAGGTATTAACCTATCAGCAAGAGATTAAAAACCTGACGCAAAAAAGGTTTATAATTCATGATAGAACTAGCCTGAAGTGGAGAGATAGTTCTTTCTATTATAAAAAGAGATATAAACTTCTGACTAAATGGCTAATAAAAAAAGGTATTGAAATACCTGATTTACTTAAATTAGAAAAGGAGTCACCAGATGAAAAGCTTTCACATAGCGATAAAACAAGCTCAGAATCAGCCACTTCAGATAATAACGGACAACACATCACAGAACAGAGCGATGACTCAGGCAAATAAGCTTTATAATAAACTACAGCCTCAGGCAGTATATGTATTTAAAACTGACCCGTTTCTTAATAAAATTAGCTTAGTTTATAAAAGATATAAAGCTGAGGCGGTGATTAGTCAATGAAAAAAGGTGATATTTTAGCGAAGGATACTACTTTAGAAATAGGAGAGATAGTTTATCATGGATGTTCATCTATTGAACAGGCTAATAATTATATGAATTCCAGCTTTTTAAGTGAGTATAAAATACTGCCTCAATATGAAGTAAAAACTGACCCGCTTAATCCTAATTTATTAGCTATCTTCCTTTTATCTCCAGTTATTAAGCATGAAGAAGCTACAATTAATTGGGTTATGGATAATGAAGTTGCGGTTAGTAATAAAACTACTGGCTTTTGCTCTATATTAGATATGAATGAGGATAGTAATAAAAGCTGGAAAGTTATATTTGAAGCTCTACCTACTTATCAAAGTAGTGTAGCGGATTTAACTGATGAGGAATTAAGGCAGTCTATTGAGAATTTAAGAAGTCAGCGTAAGCCTTTAGCTGATAAGGTTAGGAAAATTAGGGAAGTAACTACACCTAAAGTTGATAAGTCTGACCCTATTGCGGTAGCTCTAGCTAACCTACCTGCTGATAAGAAAGAAGCATTAATGAGAAAGCTTGGAATGATTTAAAATGCAGGCACTACCAACGTTTCTTCCTTTGGGGAGTAAAACCGTAGTGCTCTGCATCTTTTTATAATATGTTTTGTTTAAGTAAGGAGGTGGATTGTGGATGATAGATTAAAATTTGTAAGTTATGACGGTGAGTACCCCAATCGATGTTCTGGAAAACTCATTTTAAATTTAGATGGTAAAAATATAGAATTTCCAGAGTATTGCTTATCTTCTGGTGGTAGTGTTTCTTTTGATAATGATTGGAATGAAAATGTTACAGAGGGCGATTGGACTATCTCGGAATTTCCGAAAGACTTTCCAGAAGAGCTGAAATCGGAGGCAGAAAGGTTAGTTAATGATAACATTTCCAAGGGTTGTTGTGGTGGCTGTGTTTAACCCCACACTACAAAGGAGGGATATGAGAGAATTTGTCGAATTTAAAAAGATACCAAGATTAACGAGAGAATGTGTAGTTACAGAAAAAATTGATGGAACTAATGGGGTTGTTTGTATTACCGAAGAAGGAGAATTTTTGGTGGGTAGTCGCTCAAGGTGGATTGATGAGCATACTGATAATCACGGATTTCATAAGTGGTGTATGGAAAACAAAGAAGAACTTTTAAAGCTAGGTGCGGGCACTCATTATGGCGAATGGTGGGGCAGTGGAATACAACGAGGTTATGGACTACTTAAAGGTGAAAAAAGATTTAGTTTATTTAATGTCGCCAAATGGAGTGATGATTTGGTAAGACCTAAATGTTGTTCAGTCGTTCCTGTGTTGTGGACAGGAATATTTAACACAGAAGAAATAAATAAGGTTTTAGAGGGGCTGAAAATTAGTGGCTCTCAAGCAGTTAAGGGTTTTATGCGACCAGAAGGAATAGTTATTTATCATAGGCAAGGAAATTTAATGTTCAAGAAAACCATTGATAAAGACGAAGAACCAAAAAGTTTACATAGTAAGGACTCCCTATGACGAAAGAGTGGAAAAATAAAAGCTGTGGCACTTGTGAATTTAAAATACGTGGTTATTGTTACAGGTTTCCTCCCAATAATCAAGACACTGAAATATTGGACGAAACAAAAGCTTGTGCCGAATGGCGACAAGAAGTAAATAATTATAAACCGCTTGAGAAGAAAGGAGGGTAGATGAGAAGAGATTACGATTGTTTTGCGAGTAAGCCAATTAGTGGAGTTGATAAATATGTGGTAGTTAGAGAAAGCAACAATGTTTATAACTTTTCAAAATTTCATCATACATACGCAGAAGCAAAAGAAGAAGCAGAAAGATTGTGTAGACAAGAAAGAGCAACATTCTATGTTTTAGAAGTTAAGGGTAAATGTTATATACCAGAAACTCCAGTTACTTGGAAAGAAATTTAGCTCATTAACAGCTCTCTTTGCAAGGGTGGCGTGGTAGCCTGATTAAGCCAGCACGGATAGGGGAAACCCGAAAGGTAACTGGGTAATTGCATAGCCCCAAGAAGGTATAAACCAACTGCCCCTTGCAGGAGAGCCTTAAATTGATAATCTGGGTACTTACGGTAGTGGCGTTCTACTTTGCCAGACGTGTTGAGTCTCTTTATGCAACAAAATTATTTGAGTAGTAGATAGAATAATTGGGCATAACAAAAAGAGAAGGAGTAGGCTGGGGAAACCTACCTATCGTAAGTGCCTTTACTAAACAGGAGGGAATAGTGAAACCTATTAGGTTTAAAGAACAAAACGTAGTGTATGCCAAAAATCAACAGCCTTACTTGCCTTTACCATCATACCAAGATGATGAACAAGGTGGACGTATCTTTCATTGTTGGAAACTTACTATTAGAGAGCGGATTAAGATTTTGTTTACAGGAAAACTTTGGATAAATGTTTTAAATTTTCATCTTCCTCCTCAACCTATAAAACCTATGGTAGATAGCCCATTTATAAAGATTAACAGGAGGGAAGAATGACTAATCAAAGCGTGAGGGAAGCGATTGAAGTTTTAAGTAATATTGTTAGAGGCATTAATCAGGGTCATCACGACCTTACAGAGATAGACAAGAAAAGTATTATTGTTTTACTTACCATAGCCCAGCAATTCTTGGATAGGCAGGAAGGATGGCTGGAAGAAATAGAACAACCAGGAACACATTCCATTACTGACCAACACTTGCCATATAAAATTCAAGCAGCCAATGAAATGCGTTCCCTCTGCCTCTTGGCTCGTAATGCTGAAATAGCTAAGGCGAGGAAGGAGATTGAGGGAATGCTTAGAAAATCTAATACAGATTGTGAATGTTTTAACTGTAAGCTTATAGATAAAAATAATGAGTTTGTCCTTAGAGTCCTCTCCCTTCCTATTTTTAAGGAGGTGAAGTGAAAAGAATTAGGGTTGATATTGAAATTGTAGAAAAAATATTGAAAGAAAGAAAGGCTATTAACATTATTCCTTTCTATAAAATTGATTGGTATAAAAATGGTAAGAAATTATATATACCAAAAAAAGTTTTAGATGAATGGAAATTTACAGGATTATCCAATACTGATTTTGTTAGTGGTAAAGTTTATAAAGCAACTATTTTAAAGGAGGCCAAATGAGTAAGGAGTTTGTGAATGGTAAAGATATAGGGAAAATTATAGATAATACTATGCCTTGTAATTGTATAGATGCTTATAAAAAAAGAAATTTAATAGCCCCAGATTGTCCAAACTGTAATTATAAAGAAGATTTAGTAGAAAATATCCGCTCCCTCTGTCTAAAATCCCACGAAGCGATTGTTAAAGAGTTGAACAGAAAAGGTGAGGCATTGTGCGAACAGAATGGAAAACTGCTTATTGAAAATCATCAGTTACAGCAATCCAACCAACGGTATCGGGAAGCAATAGAAGAAATAATAAAAATTCATAATAAAAGGCACAATAATGAAAGATGGATTTGTGATTGTGATGCGTGTAGGGTAGCCAAGCGTGCATTGGAGGGGAGTAGATGAGCAAAATTTCTGTTCATTTTAATTGGATAGATGAAGAATTAGCAAGCATTAATTGTCCTTACTGCAAAAAAGAATTAACAATAGATATTTATTCTGATAGCGATAACTTTTGTGAATGTGGGCGACAATTTATTTTACACCAATCTAATTGGGTAGAAGAAATTTGCAAAGATAGTGGAGGTAAAAAATGAAGTTAGAAAAGACGAAAAATGTTGTTAAATGGTTAATGCCTATTCTTTGGGGAATATTAGTGCCAACAGTAATCCAATCATTAGGAAAAGAAAAGTTCTTTAGTTGCTGGCAGTATTGGATATTGTTATTCTTTGGCTGTTTATGGTCAAGTCTTATGGAGGTATTATATGCCAAATGAAAAAAGTGTGGATAAACGATTAGAAGATTTCAACTGGATTTGGGTTGTTAAGGACTTACGAAACATAGGCAAAATGAATTTACTCGAAGCTAAACTCTGTATGGATTATGTCAGAGATAATTTTATACCAAAGTCCGCCCTTGAGGAGAAGCAAGAGGTTTGTAGTTGCGTGCATAATCCTGTTAGTTATTTTAACAGTTGTAAAATAGTCAATGGAATACAAATTTGCAATTACTGCCATAAGCCAATTCAAATACCTCAACCCCGAAAGAAGATTGACCCATTTCCTACACTATTTGGTAGCAGAAAAGACTTTGAGAATAATGTTCAAGAAACATTAAATAAAATTATAGACGTTATAAATAGTTGGGAGGAGTAAATGAAACGTAAGCTAGCTAAATTCTTTCACAGACTTTCAGTCAAACTTGGCTATGAGATTAAAATAATTAACTGCAAACTTGATGTAAAAATCGAAGGTACAGACCGTATAGGGGTAACAAAAACTCTTGAAAAGGGTTTTATTACTGACTTTACATCAGATATGGAAAACAGTTTATGGAAAAGATTCAACTTTACTTTTTATGGTAGACTAGATGAAGTTGAAAAATTTGAGGCTAAATGTTACGAGCTTAATTCAGAAGTCTATAACAATCCGCTTATACTAACACAAAAGAAAGACCCCACTTACTATGATGAGAGGGAAAGCTGATGAATAACAAATCTCCACTACAAAAATGGCAAGCAGTATCTATAACAGAAGCCGATATTTGGCATTTAAGCCTTAAAGAAATAAAAGCAAAGCTAAAGGAATTGAATGTTCTTGTCTTTAATGAAAAAGGAAGATTTAAAAGGCGTGGTCATTATTGGCGGGGAGTTCAGTCTGGTTTTTTGTGCTATACAACAGAAAAACCTAAAATGCAATGGAATATTAGTGGATTCGTAGCGGCAACCGATTATGGTGTTTACATTGGTAGCGATGATGTATCTTTGTGGTTCAGATATGCCTTATGTTTAGCAAGCATAATAAATATAAAAAATGTTAATATTTAAACTCTTAGCTTCTATCTTACTGGCAATTTTAATTTACATTTATATGACACTAATGTTTGTGGTGTGTGGGGTAATAGCGGTTATAGACTGGATAAAAGAAAGGAGGTGAAAATGGAAGAGTTTATTGAAATATTTGGAGTTATTTTTGGTATGGGTTTAGCTATTGTAATCATTGTTCTTCTTATAGTTATCCCTTTCGGTTGGAACAGTGCTAAAGTAGAAGCAAGACTGTATAATCAAAAGTTTAATACCACTTATACAACATCTGATTTTTTCTGGGCTGGTGATACTGTCAAGTCTTACGTTAATAAAGGCGAACAAAAGACTTTTAATTTAAATGTAGAGTAAAAATAGTATTGTGGGATTGGATAAGGGGGAGGTAATAACTTGAGTAAGTATTTATTTGATGGGCATAAGTTAATCTGGCATATGGATAGAGTTCACGCTCACTTTAGAGACAATAAACGTATTTATCCATTACACATTGATATAGGTGTAGATAAATGCTGTAATGCTAAATGTATTTATTGCTACGGCATATTCCAAAAGATGACTAATGAGATGATACCATCTGATATATTATATAAACTATTTGATGACGCACCAAAATTAGGCATTAAATCCTTAGTAATGACTGGAGATGGTGAACCTAGTCTTAATAAAGGTGTATGGGATGCTATTAGAGTAGGTAAGTATAATAAATTAGATATAGGTTTTGCTACTAATGGTATTGCATTAGACAGTGAGAAGAAAATGTGTTTAATGGTTGGTTGCACTTGGGTTAGGTTTAATTTATCGGCAGTTAATTCAGAAAGCTATAAATTAATACATGGAGTTGATAAATGGAGTAAAGTTAAAGAAAACATAGAAACAGCGGTAGCCACTAAAAAGAAATATGGTCTAAGTTGCACTATAGGATTACAGATGGTATTAATACCTCAATGTGCAGACCAAATTTTAGCTGAAGCAGAATTCGCTGTTAAAACTGGGGTAGATTATTTTGTAATTAAGCAATTTAGTGATCCTAATTGTAAAGAAATGTCTCAGTTTAATTTAAGTTGGTATGATAATCCAGTTTTATTAGATACACTTAAAAAAGCTGAAGCAATGTCTACTGATAGAACTAAGATAATAGCTAAATGGGGTATGATAGCCTCAAAGGGGGTGAGACCTTATGATCACTGCGTGGATTGTCCATTGCTATTCCAGATTAGTGGTAGTGGCAAATGCTATCCCTGCGGCTACTTATTTGGTGATGATAGATACTGCTATGGTGACTTGAATAAGCAATCACTAAAAGAAATATTAGATAGCGAGCACTATTGGAACATTATAAAGTATATGAGAGAAGAGTTTGATGTTCACAAACAATGCTCAGGCTGTTGCCGCCACGATGCGACTAATGCTTTTATTTGGGAGTATATAAATGAACCATATCACATAAACTTTATTTAATATGAAGCACAAAACACCAAGAATAAACTATAAAAGACTTGAAAAGAGACTTTATCAAGTAATGTTAGATGAATGTCTAGGTTTAATACTATATAGAGCTGTAAAGGCTGCTATGGAAAAGGCTAAGGAACTAGGTAATAGCTATAAGTATAAGTAGGATGTCTCCATTTTTAATTATTAAAATTAGTCAAAAGGAGGTTTAAAGTGCATACGCTTACTAAGATTAACATTGACATGTTATCTTTAAGAGAGCTAAAGCAAGTTCAAGAAGCTTACCATTTACTAACTGACTTTGGTATAGACCACGATAGACTACAAACTAGGGATTACATTGATGAAAGAATAAAGCAGCTAAAAGAAAAGGAGATGAAGCATGACTAAGTCTACTAATATCCCAATGCCATTAGGTGACGCGATTGATAGGATATCTATTTTAGCTAGAAAAATTGCTTTTGGGGAGGAAGGTGCTTATAAAGAACATACAGCACTAACTGAGGCGATTGATAAACTAGGTCTAAAGCTTACTGGAAGTATGCTAGCTGCTATTATCCGTATAAGTTATGCTAATTTCGAAGTTTGGAATAGAGAGAATAGGTTTAGAAGAGGTGAAGATATGTCTCCAGAAGAAGTTAAACAGATGATGATAGAAGTTAGGGATTTTAATAAAAAAAGGATAGAGGCTAAGAATGAGATTAATCGTATGACTGAAATGGGGTATCGTGAGTTTAAGGTTCATCACAGAAGTCAATAAGGAGGATTATGAAGATACTTTACACTGCTGAAGAGTTAATAGCATTTGAAAAAAAGGTAGCTGATGAGTTTGAGAAAGGTACTATAAATTGTCCTATCCACTTATCTGGTGGTAATGAAGAAGAATTAAGAACCATCTTTGGAGTAGTAGAAGAGAAAGATTACATTGTATCTACCCATAGAAGTCATTATCACTATCTATTAAAGGGTGGTAGTCCTGATAAGCTAATGGCAGAAATTAAAGGGCAATCCAATGGCTGTTGCGGAGGAAAGGGTAGAAGCATGCATATAATGGATAAAAGCATTAACTTCTACAGTTCCGCAATCGTAGCTGGCGGTTGTGCAATAGCTGTTGGAATTGCTCTTGGTATTAAAAAGAAATATCCAGATAGAACTAAGAAAAGACCTAACGTGTTTTGCTTTGTAGGTGATGGTGCAGAAGATAGTGGATTTTATATAGAAGCTGTTAGGTTTGGATTATCTAGACAACTACCTCTGCAGTTTGTAGTAGAAGACAATGATTATGCTGTAGAGTCTACTAAGGTTGATAGATGGCATAATTTTACTCCCGTTCAATCACCTAATAATGTTAATAGGTATTGCTATGTTAGAACATATCCCCACGTAGGAGTTGGAAAGTATATTAACTTTTAAGGAGGTCAATTTGAATTATAAAGAAGGTGTATCAGAAGCAATGGATTGGTTAGCTAAAAAGGAAAAAACGGTGTTTCTAGGAGAAGGTATTATTAATGCTGGGCGTATATATAATACCTTAGATAAAGTCCCACTTAAAAAATGCATTGAAATGCCCATTGCGGAGAATTTAATAATGGGAAGTGCTACTGGATTAGCGATAGAAGGAAATAGACCTATAGTTATCTTTCAAAGAATGGACTTTCTAACTATAGCGTCTGATCAGATTATTAATCATCTAGCTTTAATACCTAAAATGAGTGGAGGCAAAATTCAGCTACCAGTTATAATTAGAACTATAATAGGTTCTAGATGTGCTAAATTTGATGTTGGCTGTCAACATAATAAAGACCTGACACATATGTTTAGTAGGTTTATTAATGTTATAGAAATTAAAAAGGGATATAATCCACTTAAAGCTTATAAGTGTGCTTGGGAATTAGGTTCACCAGTAATGGTAATAGAAGAAAAAGACTTATATGAATGAAATAATACTACCACCTAATTATAACTACTGTGGTGCTTTTCTTACACTGAGGTGTAATCTTAACTGTAGCTATTGCCTTAATCACTATGATGTATCAGCCAATCCCACTGAGATGACAGCAGATGATTGGATTACAGGGTTAAGTAGAATACACACCAGACCAGACCTTCCTATCACCTTTCAAGGTGGAGAACCTACTATTCATAGTGGATTTTATAAGATAGCTGAAGTATTACACTTTCAACACACTAAACACCTAGACCTTTTAACTAATGGAATGTTTGATATTAGAACTTTCTGTAGTGAACTACCGACTGATGTGTTTAAAAGGAATGCTAAGTATGCCTCTATTAGAGTTAGCTTTCACACTAAAACTGATAGGTATGCATTGGCTTTAAAAACTTGGGAACTGCAGAATAGGGGATATGAAATAGGTATATGGGGATTGGGTAATACTGCTATGAATAAAAAGATGGCGATATTATGTAAACAGCTAAATATTGATTTTAGACTAAAGGAATTTCTGTCAAAAGATAGTGGTACTTATAAATATCCAAATGGGCATACTAAACAGTTTAGGAAAGAAGTATTGTGTAAACCTAGTGAATTCTTAATTGGACCATCTGGGCATATATTCAGATGCCACGCTGACCTTTACTCTAACTCAAATTGGATAGGGCATATATTAGATGAAACTATAACTTTCCCTGACTTTTTACCTTGCTCTAATTACGGGCATTGCAACCCATGTGATTTAAAAAATAAAACTAACCGCCTGCAGGAAGCAGGACATTGTTCTGTAGAAATAAAGGAGGTGATTAAGTGAGTTCAGAGAGAATCTGGGATTTTACTGCTATCGATACATTTCAAACCTGCCGTAGAAAGTTTTACTGGAGAATGGTTCGTCATCTAGAGCCAAAAGGAATTTCCTCTGCTTTAGTATTTGGTGCAGCTATACACTCTGCATTAGATACTTATTATACTGATGGCTTAGTTAAAGCACTCAGTAAATTCAGCGAAAGCTTTACAGAGATTGAAGGAGAGGAAGCTAGGACTAAAGCTAATGGGATTAAACTTTTAGAGTGGTATGCTAAAGTTTATGCTAATGAACCATTTAAGGTAATAGCTAAGCCAGAAGTTGGATTTGTGATACCACTAGGAGAACACCTTTGGGGTGGTAGAATGGACTTACCTGTTGAATGGGATGGGCAACTGTGGATTATGGAACATAAGACTACTACTAGAATGGATGCTAATTACTTTAAACAGTTTCAATTAGATAAGCAAATTACATCCTATGTAGTAGGTGCAGAGGAATATCTAGGTAGAAAGTGTGCGGGATGTTTAGTTAATGGATTGGAAGTATGGAAAGAATTAAAGAGACCTACGCCTAAGTCTAAAACGCCTGAGCAACATTTTGTTAGAGACCCCATTATTAGAAGTGATATGCTAAAGGAAAGGTTTAAACTTAATGTAGCTAGAATTATTAGGGATATACTCTGGTGTGAAGCTAATAATGAGTTCTATGAAGCAGAGAAAAGGGATGTGTGCTTTAGCTATAACTCAGAATGCCCTTATGCTACACTTTGTAAGTATGGAGAAGATGAAAGGATTATTGCTAATGATTATAATGTAAAACCTTGGAAGCCCTATGAGGAGGTTACTGATGACAAGCCTAGTAAAAGTAACTGAAAAGCAAAGGAAACAGATAGTAGAAATACATAGAGAAAAAGCTAGCTTAGTTCAAGCTATTGATTTCTTTATGGTTAAGCTAATTAAAGTTAAAGCTAGAGAGTCAGAGTGGTGGAATAAGATAGCTAAGAAGAATAAATTACCTAAAGGGGTAAGGCATATGGTTAATCACTATGGACAACTAGTCCCACTTAAACGTAAAGAAGACTACGTTAGAAAAATTTTCTAAGGAGGTTATAATGGTTGCTATTAGAGGTGTAAAGATTGAAAGTGTAAACATTAAAGTTAATCCAGAAGAGGACAAAATTGAGGGTTACTATTTATTAATGTCAACATCAGATAAGATTTTAGCTAAACAAGGATTTAATGGTTACAGTGATATTAAAGTTGATTTTTCTAGAGAAACTAAGGATGCGTATACTAAATTTATGGAAGGTTTAACAAAAGATGTTCAGTCTGTATTAGGACTGACTGAGGAGGCAAAATGAGGGATATAAACAGCTTAAAGAAAGAGTGCATTGACGAATTAAATTCTGATAGGGAGTATAAATTAAAGGAAGAAATTAAAAGGACTATTCAAAACATTATCTGTCTTCAAGAACAGATGCAGAATATTGCAAACAAAATAGCAGAAGAACAAAAGTTCTTAAAAGACTTAAGCTTACCTATTACAATAACGGAGCAAATGGTATGAACGAACGATATTTTAGTTGCTTACTAATTGGTCCACCAGGATGTGGCAAGACCACTATGTCCTTAACTGCACCAAAGCCCATTTTAGTTTTAGACTGTGATAATAAACTGCATAGAATGATTAATGCAGAGGATAAAATTAAAAGTGGAGAAGTAATACAATGGGCAGTTGATGAACCACTAGCTTCAATTTCACTCAGTAAACTGGCTAACTTTGATCCGACACCAGCATCTAAAATTAGTGTTCCTAGACCAAAAGGTTACATTCAACTTGCAGAGATGATAGATAAGTTAGTAGAGAGTAAGTGTATTGTGGATGGTAAGAAGATAGCTACGGTAGTATTAGATAGCTATACATCTATGAATGAACATTTAAAGAGACTACTGATGGCTGCTAATGGAACATCTACTATGACAATGCCTCTATATGGAACGGCATTAACTAACTTTGAAACTATTAATAATACACTACTAAGACTTCCTGCTAATGTAATATTCATCGCCCACGAACAAGTTGATAAAGATGAACTAACTGGAAAGATTACCTATAGACCACTAATTGATGGTAGTATGAAAGAAAAGATAGGAAAAGACTTTGAAGAGGTCTACTATATTGAAAAGACTGTTACTGGAGATAAAGTTAAGTATGAAGCTTTAACAGTTGGGAATTCGATGAAAAGCTGTAGAACTTCTAGGACAATGGGTGCTAAGGTAGAATGTGATTTTAGTAAAATTTATAAACAATGAAAACAGCTAGCCAAATTAAAATGGAGGTGATGAAAAGTATGGGTACTAATTTTAGCGATAACTTAGCATACTGGACTAATTGTGTTGGAACAAGCACAGTATGGACTACATCTAATGCTTGTTCTTCTGGAGATTATGTAGCTTTTAAAACAGAATATTTAAACGAACCAGTTAAACAAAAGGAGAATAATAAACTATGTTTATGCACAAAACATCTGTGGAGTTAATTAAAGAAAACTGTGAATTGAAGGATAAAATAAGAGACGTTGAAAGTAAAGTTAAAGATCTAGAGTTTAAGCTAAAGATAGCTGAAGAATGGGAAAAAGTTAGAGTTGAAAAAGCTAAAGATGAACTTCGTCGTGAGATGCAGAAGTCATTAATAGAAAGTGATATCAAAAGGGTTGAAGCAGTTGCTAAATTAGAAACGTACCAAACTATGGATAACAAAGATGAACGTAAACACATTATGACTATGTTAGAAAAATCTATAGAAGCTCTTGGTAAAGAGAAAGTAACTGTAAATACAAAATAAGGAGGTGAGTTAGTGGATCTTAAGAAAAGGGTTAAGGGGTTTCTAGACTTTAATAGGTTGTTTAAACATTTAGATAAAGAAGAAGCTAAGTCTAAATGGACTAAACAATCCACGGCTAAACCAGCCGAACAGAAAAAGGAGGATACTAAGAAATGAGAATTACAGTTGATCCAAATACGCAATCGTCAGGTTTTGACTACGTTCAAGGTGGAGAATATAGGTTAAAGGTAATTAAAGTTTCTCAGGAAACTAAAAAATATCCTTATTTAAAATGGGAATTAGCTATAGCTGATGCTAATATTAAGGGTGTTAAAGGTGGTAATCCAGGACATATCTTTGAGAATACTACTCTTAAGTCAGGAGAGAATGCTCAGTTTAGACTTAAACAGATATGTGAAAGTCTTGGATTAACATGGGGAGATTTTGATACTGATGATACAATAGGAATGGAATTGTCTGCTTATGTTAAGGTTGATGAGTATAATGGTATTCCGAGTAATAAAGTAGATAGATTTATTCCAGCCAGTAAATAACTTTTAATAGGGAGAGGTTAGGTAACACTAGCCTTTCCCTATTTTTAATTTTTAAAAATGGAGTAGCATGCTTATATCAATGTTAAAAGCTGTTGAAGGAATGATAGATGCAGAACCTAAAGATACTTTAGCGATTAGAACTGGTTGTGCAAGGAAGATAGTTTCTGAGTTAATAAGCAACCTCGAGGCAGGAAGCCAGCCCTTGAAGAAGCGTTTACAAATAGACGCAAAGTCCTCGGAGGAAACTTTGCCTGAACCTAGCCAAGAAGAGCCAGAGGAGTTGGTAGATAAATATCAGGTAGTTGTAGATAAAGATATGAAGCTAACTGGTATTAAGGGATTACCATTAGAAGCTATTATAACTGTAGACGGTAAAAAAGTTAAACATCAAGATGCGATAGGAAAGACTTTTACTACTATTAAACTACCAGATTAAGGAGGATTATGATTACTATTCAGTCGATGTTTATTAAATTGATAGGAATGTGGATATTTTGTGACGCGTGGTTTAGTGTGTGCTGTTATATAGGAAAAGAGAAGTTTTTACAAAATCATATTAGGTATATTAGGTTACTACTTGCATTAGCATTAATGATATGGGGATAAGATGAAAGACATCACAACAACAAAAAATGATTTACTTTTGTGGAGTGAATCGCTAAGTGGAATTAAATCAGACGCACTTCTTGCTTTTAGGATTGGAATTGTTTTTTGCTTTAGCTTAATAGTTTTTTATGAAGAAAAGGAGAAAGATGGCAACGATTAATATAAAGGATATTATAGTGGGGGAAAGGTTTAGAAAAACATTTGAGGGTATAGAAGACTTAGCTCAATCTATCTCTGAACACGGTTTAATAGAACCTATAGTTATAGATGAACTTAACACCTTAATTGCGGGTGAGAGAAGACTAAAAGCGTGTAAATTAATTAAATTAGAGAGTATTGAAGTTAGGTATTTAAATGACCTAACTGAATTAGAAAAGAAGGAAATTGAGCTTGAGGAGAATTTACATCGTAAAGACTTTTCCTGGCAAGAAGAAGTAGTAGCTAAAGCTAAACTACATCAGTTAAAGCAACAACTACATGGTGCAGCAGTTAGAGGTAAAGAAGGTAGTGGTTGGGGTGTAGTTCAAACAGCCGAAGCATTAGGCGAAAGCCCAGCGACTGTATCTATAGATATGCAGTTGGCAAGAGGAATGAAAGCGTTTCCAGAGTTGATGAAAGAAAAGAGTAAGACTACAGCATTTAAAAAACTTAAACAAATGCAAGAGTCAATACTGCAAGATGAGTTAGCGAAGAGGATGAAACAGGTTGGTTTATTAAACTGTCCTAATGTTATACTAGGGGATAGTGTAGAAGAATTAAATAAGATAGAGAGTAATAGTATAGACTTAGTATTAACTGATCCACCGTATGGTATTGAGGTAGAAAATAGTCAGACCTTTGGGAGGATGAGTACTACTAATACTAGATTTGAAGATGGAGAGTTTGAAACATTTGACCTACTTGATAAGGTTATACCTCAACTGTTTAGGGTATTAAAAGATGATAAACATCTATTCATGTTCTGTGCTATTGATAAGTTTGCTACAGTTAGACAGTTATTAATCAAACATGGCTTTTGGGTTCATCACATTCCTTTAATATGGGATAAGGGTAGTGGAAGTTATCCTTCACAGTCTACTACTTTTGTACATTCATACGAACCATTTATCCATGCTATGAAGGGTAAGCGTAAACTATATGGAACACCTAGAGATGTATTTCCAATATCTAGAGTACCGTCTGGTAAGAAGATACACCCAACAGAAAAACCTACTCAGCTTTTGCGAGATATTATAAATCTATCTACCCTAGCTGGAGAGAAGGTGTTAGACCCATTCGCTGGTAGTGGTTCTACTATTGAGGCGTGTAGAGATACTAATAGACAGGCAATAGGTATTGAGAAAGATGATGTTCATTATAAAGCTATATGTGATAGATTAAACAAGGAGAAAAACAATGGAGAAGTTTTGTCCGAATGATTGTGTAGGTATATTTAAACCAGAAGATAAGTTCTGTTATACCTGTGGTGCTAAGTTAGAAAACTGGAATGAAACGTGTAAGTGTGGACAGAAATTAAGTATACACGACCACTTCTGTCCTGCTTGTGGTAAGCCAGTAGATAATAGTGGAGAAGATTTATGATGCAGATTGAAGCTATACTTAAAGTTGCTGAAGCCTTAGAAAAAATAGCTAAAGAGATTAATGGATTAACTAATGCAGTAATTAAACTAGATGAAAGGATAGAAGATACTGATAAAAGGAGTAATAAATGTATGAACAAGGAGAAGGAAGTTTAGATGCAAAAGTGTGGATTATAGGGGAGGCTTATGGTGCAGAAGAAGAAAAACAAAATAGACCATTCGTTGGTGGAAGTGGCAGCATCCTTAATGGACTCTTATCAGAAGTTGGGATTAAAAGAGAAGATACCTACATTGATAATGTTATTAGAAAAAGACCACCTAATAATGACTTTGGTATCTACTATAAAGATAAAGGGAGGCACTCTCCGAGTGAAGAGCTTCTACAAGCTCACCAGCAGTTAAAGCAGTTAATATCAACTCATAGACCAAACGTAGTAATACCTTTAGGCAATGAACCATTATTTGCTATAACTGGGCGTAAAGGTATTACTGACATCCGTGGGTCTATTTTATCATATGATGGGGTAAAGGTAATTCCCACTATACATCCAGCAATGGTTATGCGTATGTGGGATTACCGCCCCATTGTTACTCTTGATTTAGCTAGAGCTAAACGAGAGTCATTAACGCCTAACTTTCCGCCGAAGTATAATGATAACTTTATTTTAAACCCTACCTTTGACCAAGTTATAGCTACACTTAAATTTCTAGAAACTAAGGAATACGTATCCTTTGATATTGAAACAGGTTCTGAGCAGATATTATGCTTAGGGTTTGGTTGGTCATTTGAAGACTCTATCTGTATACCTATTTGCTATAGTGGTAATAACTGGTGGGGATTGGATGAAGAAGTAGCTATTATTAAACAAATCAAAAAGCTATTCCTCAATCCAAAGGTTAAGTTTATTGCACAGAACGCTCAGTTTGATATGATATATCTCGCTGATAAATGGGGAGTAGAAGTAACTAATCTATGGATGGATACAATGGTAGCGTTTCATTGTGTTTATCCTGAGTTAGAAAAAGGTTTAGGGTTTATTAATTCAGTATATACTAACCGCCCTTACTATAAGGACATGCCAGGCACAGGTGGTGGACCAAATGTATTATGGCACTACAACTGCTTAGATACAGTAGTTACTTGGGAATGTGCTATGGCAATTCGTCAAGAACTGGAGGAATATGGCACACTCAACTTTTACCAAAGCAACAGTCACAAACTTATCAAACCTCTCATTGCTATGCAAAGACGCGGAGTCAAACTTGATATGGAATCCCGTAAAAAGATTACGGAAAATCTCAAAGCGGAAGAAGAAGCACTTCGCAACCGTCTATGCAAAGTTGTCGGATACGACCTCAACACAAACTCGTCGAAGCAGATGAAAGCTTTTCTTTACGATGACCTTAACCTACCACCAGTAATTAGTGAAAAAACTGGTAATCAAACTGCTGATGAAGATGCATTAGATAGCTTATTTAAAAAATTTAACTGCCCAGTATTTAATTTAATAATAGACATTCGAAAGATACGCAAACTTCTATCCACGTATCTGGAAGCTGAAGTAGAAAGCGATGGAAGAATGAGGTGTAGTTATGTCATTACTGGAACAACAACGGGAAGATTATCCTCTAGAACCAATGTCTATGGTAGGGGAACTAATCTACAGAATATCCCACGGGGGGACATTATTAGACGTATATTTATTCCAGACGAAGGCTGTATATTCATCAACGCAGATTTATCGCAAGCTGAAGCTCGGGTTGTGGCATACCTTGCTAGGGAAGAAAGGCTACTCAATCTATTTGCTGATTCCTCACAAGATATACACAAACGAAATGCGGCGATGGTCTTTAATAAAAGAGTTACAGAAGTTACTGAAGATGAAAGACAGCTCGCTAAGACACTTGTTCATGCTGCTAACTATGGAATTGGACCGCGGACTTTCTCCAGACACATTGAGTCAACGGAAGCTAGAGCTAGAGAACTCCTTAATCAATATTATAGCCTCTACCCCGCGATAAAACGATGGCATTTAGAGATTAATAGTGAGATATCTAGGAAGAGGTTATTAACCACTCCCTTTGGTAGAAAACGCACTTTCTTTGGTAGAGGTGGACCTGATATAATTAGGGAAGCTATAGCTTATATACCTCAATCTACAGTTAGTGATATTATTAATCTAGGTATAATAAGAGCATTCTATAATCTTCCACCTCAATGGGAGTTATTGCTGCAAGTTCATGACTCAATATTAATGCAAGTTCCTACTGATACACCACCAGAACATATTAAAAAATTTCTTAAGCACTATTTTGAGATACCAATTACTATTAATAATCAAACTATGGTAATTCCTATTGATATTAAATGGGGCAGTAATTGGGCAAATTTAAAAAAGATGGAGGAAGCATGGAAAGTATAACTTATGCTATACTAATAGCTATTGATACAACATAAAAAATAGGGGCAACTTGTGTTTATGGAGATAATGAAATATCTAAAATAATAAAGGAAGGTGCTGAAAGATGAGCAGACTTTGTAAAAACAACTGGGTGGATACCTACGTTGAGTATACCTATAATCAAGAAAGTCCAGCAGCTTTTCATCTATGGGCTAGCATATGCTTACTATCAGCTGCAATAGCTAGAAATATATGGATACCTAGGATTAAGTATACTATCTATCCTAATATATTTGTAATATTAGTAGCTGGTTCTGCTAAGTGTAAGAAGTCTACCTCTATTAAAATCAGTGAAAAGATACTGCGGTCAATAGAAAACCACCCACTTATATTCTCCCAGAAGATAACTCCAGAAGCTCTAATTGAAAGTTTGGAGAATGCTAAAGTTGGCGGGTCTAGCTCAGGTATAATAATGGCAGATGAACTATCTGTATTTATGGGAAGGAGTAGTAATGATAGTGGGATTATACCTCTATTAACTACCCTCTATGATAGTCCAGAAGAGTGGTCATATCAAACAAAGTCTAGAGGAAAGGAAGTACTTAAAAACGTAACACTTACAGTATTAGCTGGTACTACTAAAGTATGGTTAAAATCTGCTATACCATCTGACTCCGTAGCAGGTGGTTTTGCATCACGCATTATCTTTGTCTATCAAGAAGCACCCCAACGACCTATTTTATTTTATGATGAAACACCACATGAACTAGAGCTGAGGCGTCAACTTATAACTGATCTAGCTACAATTAGAAAAGAAATAAAAGGTCCTATGGAGTTTAGTCCTGACGCAAAGTTAGTAGCTCAACGATGGTATGAAGAAGAATTCTATAAAACTAGAGATGAAAAGACAGATGGTTATTTCTCTAGAAAACATGATACTATGTTTAAAATAGCTAGTATATTATCAATAGCAGAAAGTTCTAATAGAATAATTAGTGCAGATAACATTAAAAGGGCATTGAGCATGCTAGCAGAAAACGAAGTTCATATGGAGAACATATTATCTACTGTAATAAGTAGTCCTACAGGTGATGTAACTGAAAGAATATTAGAATTAGTTAGAAGGTATGATAAGATAGAACACACTGAAGTATTAAGGAAGTGTTGGAGATATGCGGATGCACAGCAATTAACGCTATACATCCGCACACTAGTTGACAGTGGAGAAATAATAGAAATAGTAAGTGCAGATAATAGAAAGAGAAATTATAGAATTAAAGGGAGAGCTTAATTATTTATCCTTTTTATCTCTACTTCCACAACCAAAAACAAATAGTCCTCTGCAGTTATAAGTTTCATGATATATTGTTTCTGCTTTTTCTGACGTTGTTGGATTTGGTTTAGTGTGTGGTCTAATAATAGTTACATATCCAGCCCACAACACTATAGCAGTAAGTAATAAATAAACTAACCAATGCCCCACCCATCTTCCAGCTTTAGTAGCTAACAAAGCCCAAACCATTATTTCTCCTTCTTCCAGATTAAAGTACTACCATTAGAATATAAATAACCTATACAAGCAACCAAAAGAAATATTCCAATACCTAAGCCTATAAAGAAACTCATACTTACCTCCTAGTTCTTTTTAAACCTTATCCCTAAATGCAACAATAAACAAGCCCAACCTAATGCCATCCCTACTATTATAATAATCCCCTTATACTTATGCTCTAGCATTAAATCCCAAAGGTGCTGACTAACTGTATGACCAGTATAATAGTCAGACATATATTCCATAAACCCAAACACCAGACCAAACACTATAAAAGTAAGAGTTAAAAAGTATTCCTTGTAAATAACAGAAGGAATAATAAAGAATGCTAACATAAGTAAAATAAGTATATTACTCAATGCTACCCCCAATTTTAATAACTGAAAATGGATACATCATAACCACCCATTATTCTTTAACCACTGATATTCTTCCTGCACTCTATCTCCTATATCTTCTCTATACATTACATCAGGTATTATCAAATTATTAATCGTTCTCATAACGCGTCGTTTAGCATCTCTAATAGGACTCCAACTTCCTATCGAATCTCCTCTAGCTGTTACATCACCTACATCACCTCCGCATCCAGCACACAGATATCTATCCCCCTTTTTATATGCATCATATAACCAAATATGCTTTTCATTACTAGAGTTAATTCCCTGAATTAAAACGTCTTTATAAAGGTCAGGTTCAACATCTAACGGATAAGGCGGAACTCCTAGTGCAATCCCTATACCAAACTCAGACCTAAACTGCATCTCCTTCTGAACACCACTAGCTATCCCATACATTAAATCAGATAGTTTACCCTTATACATCTCTAACAATACGAATAAAGCGTTATAACCAAACCTCGCGGTAAACTCAAGTCCATATAATTTATCTTTAGTAACTATTGTATTAAGGTCTATTGGACCACGATAACCCATCTTCTTCAAGGCTGGGACTAACTTACCAACTCCCTCCTTAAACAACTTCTTCAGAGGACTTTCTATCCAAACAACACTACCTTGTGAACCACACTTTGGTCCGATCCCTGCTGGAAACAACGATTTCTCTTCCATTGTGCAATTAGCATTAACTATTTCTTTACCATTAAACCATATTTCACTAGATACTTCTATTCCATCTACCTTTTCCTGTAGTTCAAATTCTTCTTTGATATCACTGTAATACTCTAACATACCTATTAGGTCATCAGCAGTTTGAGCTACATAGGTAGTGGTAGTGCATTTATTACCAGATGGTTTATAAACAAAGGGTTCATTCTTTTCTTCTACAAAGCTAATAGCTTTCTGATAGTCTGTAAATTTATAAGTAGCTGGAGTATTAATACCAACCATCTTCATTACCTTAGCACCATATGGTCTATCTATTTCTACCTTATCTGCCCATGCACATCCACCTATTACACAGTAACCTTCTTTAGTTAAATGGTCTGCTAAAGTACCAAAACCATTTTCTACCATATCAAATATTATACAATCTGGCTTTGGATATAATACCTTATCAAGCACTTCAAAGTCAATAGAGCCATCTTCCATTATTAGCTTTCTCTGCTCAGGATGTTTTTCAACTATCCCATTACCAACTTCTCTTCTACTACTTTCATTAATATAAACCAACGCCCTATGACCTTCATCCTTAATCCTCTGAGCCAATACCCAAGCACTACCAGTTTTTGAAATCATTAAATAAACTCTCATTTAAACACTCCTTCTAACTCTTTCATTCGCCTTCTAAACTTTAAGGGAATATTAGTATCGCCACCCTTCATTTCTCTAACTCTATTTACTATAGATGATGAATCAACTACAATTCTATCTTCTGGACTAGTAGCATTAATATTACGGTTTCTTATTTCTGCTAAGATAGCTCTATACTTATCTGTATCTCTTTGACTCATAGCTACAGCTAACCTTCTATTATAATCTGCAGTCAAGGTAGAAGCAGCAGTCATCTCAGTCTTTTTAGCTTCTTCTAGTTCATAGGATTTAGATACAGATAGTGGTGTAAAACCAAGTCCTTGTAATATTGCATCTCTATTAGATGGAGTAGAAATTAATTCTCCACTAGCTTTCTTAACACCATCTTTAGCATATCTTAATCCTTTCATTACATTACGTAATACTCCAGGTGTAGCATATTCTAATGCTCTCATCTTATCCCCTCTTTGAAGATAGAATATAGCTCTATTAAGCCTGTTGACTGCACCTGCTGGAGCACCAACTATATTTTCAGCCAACGTTCCATAGGTAGGTATTACATCACCCATACCTACCAACTGACTAATATCTGCACCTGCTAAAGATGGTAACCCTGCAGCAGATAGGTCTATAGCTTTATCAGGTATATCTGCTTCTTGCATAGCTTCTCTAACATCAGTTTCTAACGTTCTTCCAGTCATCTTTTTATAAGCTAATGCACTAACACCTATAAATGGTAATCCCTTCCATCCATGCATTAATAAAGCTGCAGACATAGCAGACATCCACTGTTGCCATTTACCACCTCGATGGGGAGACATCTGCATTATCCTTTGGAGGTTACTAACTTGATAATGCCTAAAGGTATACATTAACCTTAAAACGTTTCTAAGATTACCAGCACCAGTTATCATAGTAGGTAAGTTATGTTTACCATATGAAAACTGGGTCTTGCTGATAAAGTCTTTTCCAAATCCTAGTATTGCATCTTTACTACCTAATTTTAATTTTTCAGTAGCAGCGAAGTAACCTACTGTAGCTGCATGAGTTCTATTTATAAATTCACCCAATCTCATAGTAGCACCAGTTATCTTATCAAATCCCTCTTTGCTAAAGGTACGTGAGTCTAACATAAACTTAGCCATCTGTTCACCTAGTTCACCTTGTTTATCTAATTTACTAAGGTATGACCACAGTTCAGTAGATATACCATGTCTACCTCCATCAACTTTACTCATAGCGTATCTTCCAGCTAGGTCATAAGCTTTAAGGAAAGTACCATGACCTTCTGCTAGAGGATAATATTGTAACATAGATGATAGGGTAGTAGATAAAGGTTGACTAAGGTTTTGTGCTAACTGAGAAGGTTTAAGAGCTATCTCCCATAGGTATAATAAATGCTGAAACTGTTGCATTCCTATTGCACCAACACTAAAATAGTTATTAACATAATCTGTAGTATACTTTTTAAGCTCAGGAGACATCTTTCCTAGATTATCAGCGTAAGCTTTATTAGCTGCTGACCTACCAATAGACCTAGCAAGACCACTAGTTGAACCTTGAAGATAATCTAATGCACTATTAATAATGTTATCCATATCCCACTTATATCCTGGAACATCTTTTCTTTTTATCCAATGAGATTGAAAAGACCTAGTCTTTAGTTCTTTCATTAATAAAGATAAATCTTCGGAGTCGCTATCTACTCCAGCAGAGTCAGCTAAAGCTTCTAAGTCAGTTATTGACATTCTACCATACATAGTTGGATTTAACTTTTTCCTTAAATAAACATTTTTTTCAGTACCACCTAGAGCTTTCGCGTCAGCTATTGCATCTGCTTTGTTAGGATGAAGATTAAAGTAATAAGGAAAGTTTGGGTCTTTAGCATCTTCTATAGCTATATAAGTAGCCCAATTACCACCAAGTCTAGATTGAGATACATACCCATCAAACTTTTTAATTTGCTTTTCTATATGTGCATTCATTTCATTTTCGTCTGGTTTGAACATTTTACGAACTTCACTTTCACTTGTATTAGACCTTTTAGCCATTTCTTTTATAGCCATCTCTTCATTAGGAGATAATTCTTGTGCTAATTTTCGTCTTTTAATGTTTAATTTAGTAGAAAAAGAGTAAACTTTTCTTACATTCTTATACGCTTTAAGTTCATCATTATTAAATCCAAAAAGTTTTGTTAATTCATCATTTCCAATTTCTCGTTGCTGCATATTACCCAATTTAAGTGCATCTATTACCTTCTGTTGACTTGTAGGTAGTAAACTCTTTAGGAATTTAGGATTAAGCATCTGATGACCTACAAAGAATGCTTCATTATCATAGTCTATAGAGTCTCTAATAGCAGTATATATTGGTTTAAAGCTAGGATACTTTTCACCTATAAAGAAAGGAGTACCAAACTTTTTAGCTAGATAGGAAAAGGATGAAGCTCTTTCTTCAGCGTAGCCAGAGAGTATTTGAACAGCATCATCTAATGCACCTAAATTTAATTCAGCTTTTTTACCATGAAACTGAAAGGCATCAGTTAGTCTAACTATTACATCACTACCTCTTTTAACTGTGGGATTAATAGCAAGCTCTTTCTTAATAGCAGATAGTTCACTACCTCTCAGTAATACTTCCCTAGGACCACCTAGTGTATTATAAGATGTAACATATATTGCGTCAGGTTCAAATTCTTCTTTTATATTAGATGATTGCTTAGTTACTTCAGGTAAAGGTTCACTTTTAATCTGTTTAGCTAAAACTATAGCTTCTGGTTTTTGAATGGCTTGTCTTGATAATACGTTGTCAGCCAGTGCTGGGGAGGATACAATCTGCTGTGGTTCTACAATAGTCGTCGGGGGAACTATGGTTGTTTGGGGAAGTTGTTTAACAATTGACGGGGAGGTCGTCGTGGATTTGATTGTTAGAGCTGATTTGTTTGGTTGTTGACCAACAATTTTCGCAAGTTCTTCACGACCTGCACTTGCTGGATGAAGTGGAACATTTTCTTTAGCAAGTATACGAGATTTTATCATACTACCAAAATCGGTTTTTGGTTGCTCTAATACTTCAACACTAGGGAAAGGTTTTGCCTCTAACATAGGTTGTTTAGAAGTAGCTTTATTTATAAAGTCATTTACAAAACTATTTTTATCACCTTCGGCTTTTACTTTATTACTATATTCAGTAATAGCTGAAGATAACTTTCCTTTGTTAGCTTCTAACCATTCTGTAGTTTTATTAATAGCCATTGGAGTTTTACCAAAAGCACTAGTTTTATTCCACTGTTGAGCTACTGCTATCTTTGCTGTATTTAATGCATTTTCATCAGACATCCCAGAGGCTTTAAATTCAGAAGCTAGTTGGGTAGTTAGTTTATTGATAGATTTGCCTTGTATTTTAGTATATTGATTAAGAGCAGACTTTGCTACTTTAGGGGTAGTATTAAAAGCTAGATGAAGTGCACCTAAGTTAAGTGCAGTGTCTGCAAAGAAGTCTACGTACTTAGCTTGAACGGGGTCTGTTATATTCCAAGCTTTTGAAGCTTCAGCAGATGGTACTTGTTCTGGATGGAGGAAACCTTTAAGTGGATTTTGACCTGAAGCAATAGCTCTAACTGAGCCAGATATTCTATCTAGTTGATGAGTTATAAATCCAGTAGACTCTAGTGCTACTTTAACAGCAGGATTACTTTTAAGTTTTTCATTCTCAGTTATTATACCTCTAGCTATCTTATCACCTAGATTATTACCACTATAAAGTTCAAAACCTTCTTCGGTAGAACTTTTACCTAGAGTAGAAGGTTCGTGGATACTACCATACTTTTCAGTAATATCTTCTTGGTCGATGATTTTTAAAACGTCAGCTTCATCTGGTGGATTATCTCCATCAGTTTCAATCTGATACTTTCTGTTTTTATAATCAGTGTATTCAAATATAGCCATTATTTTATCCTTTTAAATCCTTTAACTTTACTACCAGCTTGAGGATTAGTGTATTGAGTAGAACCAGTAATAGATGAAGTTTGGTCTCCAGCTAGGACACTAGATAGAGGATTAGTGTTACCTGAAGATTGGGTTGGAGTAGAACCTCCTCTTTGCTTCCTCAAGGTATTAACTACATTAGTAACCATTGTCTGAGCTTGCTCTGCATCTTTTTTATCACCACTACTTATTAACATAGAAAACATTGGGTCTTTGGATAGTATAGACATCGACTCTGCAGCGATATCTTTATATCCTTCCATAGCTAATATAGCTCTTTGTCCTTCATTGATAGAGTCTGGACCTTTTTCCATTACTTGCTGTTTAACACTAGCTATTTGATTATCAATCTGCTGTTTAATACTATCTTTACTAGATAGTGGTATCATCTTTCCATTTTCATCCATCAACTCTGGTAGTTCAGTTTTAACTAACTTTTCAAACTGTTTACCGCCATCAGTTTGAAGGAACATATCTCTCTGTTGCTGAGGCTTATCCCATAGTTGGGTGTAGGCATCTAATAAATATTTACGAGTTTGTTCTTTTTGCTGAAGTTTATTTTGAGCTACTATTTTTAGAGCTTCTGCATAGTTATTTCTATCAACTAGTTTAGTTTTCTCTTCTGCTTCATAGGAAGCACCTGCACCTTTAGTAAAAGCTTCAGCAAATTGATTTGGTTGGTCTTGCTGTTGACCTAGATTATATACTGGCATTATTACCTCCAATTTATTATGCTGTTTTAGTACCAAAACTACTTAACCACTTCCCAGTAAGTACTCCACCTACCATTCCTAGTACTGTAGATAAAGCACCTTGTGTTCCAGCAGTTTGTGATGTTATTATATTATATCCACTATCGCTAGATAGAAACTGTAAAGCCTGAGTAAGTGCTGGATTATTCTGTGGTAGTGAATTATACCAAGCAGTATACTCTGTTTGATACTCAGCATTCTTTGCTGTTTGATAAGACTGAGCCATTTCAAATTGAGCTTGTGGTATTTCTAATTCTGCTTGATATCTACCTTCAGCTAGGGTAGATGCAGTATCGGCAACAAAATCTTCTTTATCCCTAAACCTACCACTTCCTCTAAGACTGCCTGCCCAACCTTCATCTAACAGAGACATTTGGTCTTTCATATCTTCCATTGTTGGATTAACTACAGCATTAGTATACCATTCATCAGGGTTAATAGCTAAAAAATCTTGATAATTACTATATGCTTTTTCATCTAATGGCTCTGTTAACTGACCAGTATAAGTAGGTATACCTTGTCCTACTTGAGTAGCTAGATAGGAAGATAATGGACTAGATACCTTAGTCTTATAGGGGTCTTGAACTATATTAGTAGTAGTCTTAGCTTTAGTTCCAGTAAGCCAATCAAACATTCCCATAATATCCTCCTACATTTTTAATTATTAAAAATAGACTATCCTTTAGGTCCAAAGAATATACTACCTTTAAGTCCAGTTCCAGTAACACTTGCAACTATTCCATGTTTAGCGTATACTGGAATAAACTTATCAGCTAGAATACCAGCAGTAGTTGATACAACAATTAAGTCTACTAAATTGCCAGAAGCTGCTGATATACTATCATAAACATAAACAGTAGACCTAGTTGCAGAAGCAACTACGGTAATACCGTGATAACTACATCCAGTAGTTGCAACTATAGTTACACCAGAAGTAATGCTGACTGAAGCTAGACCGTATCCGACATCATAAGGTTGTTGATTATTTGCCATAGTTTTATCCCATATTTAAAAGAAACCGACCAGTATTTGCTTGTCTTAATCTAAGTCTATTTGTACTATTAGGTTCATCTATAGATACATTAACTATTAGTTCTTCAACAATATTACCTTCTGTTACTAAAGAACTAGCTGTACCAGTTCCAGAAAAAAAATATGATATTCCAACTACATCAATCCAAGAACCACTAACTGTTATAGTATTAACAGATTCTGTTGATGAATAAACTACAGTTGACGTTGTGTTTTGTATTAGTGTAACTAAGCAACTTATATTAATTCCCTCACCATTTATAAAGTAGTTTATTCCATGTCTTGTAATAGAAATAACTGGAACAAGATTTCCCCAAGTTACAGCACAAGAGTAAGCTAAAGCTACTCCAGATGCTCCTAAAACCCCATACCCAGAACCAGTATTAACTCCGTCATTTATATAAGATACATCTCCAGTTCCTGTTCCAGCAATTATAGCACCACTAGCAACAGCTTCTGCTTTAGTACACCAGTTAACTATAGGCAATTAGTTTCTCCCACCTCTAACTTTCCAATCAAATCCATAATATCTCAGTTTAAACCCAGTAGTACTTAAAAACTTAAATCTTATTTTTTTGCTATTAGAAGTAAAGTCCTGTTGGTATATTCTAAATACACTACTTAGTGATTGAGTATTAGCTCCTCCACCTTCAGTAGGACTCCAAGTATCACCACTATCTACAGAGTAGGTAGTAGTAACACTGCTACCAGCTACTTCATATAATAACTGAGTAACTTCCATATCTTTATCCATATAGAATTCGCTATCAGGTAAAACAAAATCAGGAGTTTGAAATTCATTAGTAATTGCTGTTCCATTGTTAGTCAGTACTGATTTATCTAATTTATAGATATATCCACTTGTATCTCCACAGAGCTGAATTGGTGCATACGCTTTAGTTAATGCATCACCAAATCTCCAGTTCTGGTCACCGATAGTTCCTACTAAATCTCCTATTGTAAATGAACTCTGTTCTTGATAATATCCTGCACAGGTTATAGATTTAACCCTACGATACCACGTTTCATCAATAACGTTCTGAACAAAGATATCATCAGGTGTTGTCGCGTCAGTTGGAAGGCATAGCCATAGTTCATCATCTTCTTCAATATATATTACAAAAGACCTATTAGCATATTCTTTATTAATCCTTCCATACATAAACTTTTTAATCTTATCATCCACAACCTCAATAGTAGTACCACCTTTATAAGCAAAGGTTAAATCTGGTCCTACTACATAATGCTCTCCAGTACCACTATCTATAGTATCTTTAGATAAACTACCAGTACCTACTACTTGAGTATTAAACCTAAAAGGTGTCTGTCCTCCTACCCAATCCATAGCAACTATTGATCTTTCTTTATAAATTATAGATTGATTAGAACTAAGTGGTGCAGCACCTATTACCCAAGAAACATCATCTACTAAATCTTGATATCCTGCTGTTCCATTAATAAAGTCATCTATAGAACCTACATTAGTCCAACTAACTCTTTGTGGTGCATCGGCAGCGTTTTCTGTATTATTCATTAGGCATAAGTGGTCTTTAAAAGTAAAAACTACTTCTGATGTAGTAATACTACCTGCTGCTAGTGTAGTAGATAAATCTTCAAAGTATCCAGTTCCACTCCACTTCTGTGGTTGGTCTACACCATTAGTGCATATAAAATAGTCATTCATAATAGTAGCAGAAAATCTATTATCTTCATCTCCAGTAAATCTAGTTACTGCTTTTATATCATCTAAATAGATATTTACTGCACCATTATCATTATTAACTATAAGAGCTACGGATAAAACTGCATTTAAATCTGATAAATCAGCATCAACACAAACTGGTGTCCAGGTGTTAGCAGAAACTGCTGGTATGTTTATATCTACACTAGAAGTAGCTGCTGCACCTGGTTCTGTAGTAGGAGATGTAAAGTTAGCAGTATGATAAGCTGTTCCTTTTACTAGATAAAATGAGTCTATCCAACCATTCATAAAGAATGGGTCTCTTTCAGTATAACCAACTCTAAATGGTGCAGCTAAATCTGCTACTGACTTTCCAGTTACATCAGCAGTAGAACCAACTTGAGTTCCATTAACGAAGCAGTATAAACTGTTTCCACTTCTATTTAATTCAATATGATACCAAGTATCTTGAGATGGAGTAAAAGAAAAAATTCCCCAGTCTATATTACCAGCACCTATATCTTGAGCTAATCTTAAATTTCCACCGTAGCAGTCAAACAAAAAATAATGAGAATTATCTACATATTGATCAAACAATCCACTTGACTGAACAGTAGCCCATCTGAACCATCCACCTATTGTAAAATTTCCACTACCTAAATTCCAGTTAGCACTATCAGGAACAGTTACAGAATCACTATTTCCATCTAATAATAAGGAAGCACTTCCAAACTTTTTCTGTGCTGTATCTAGTTGTGCAGTTCCAACGAAAGTTACTGTTTGTCCTGTTTCGGTGGTGTATGTAGTAGCTGCATCAGCACCATTAAAGTTAATTAACAATGTCTTAGCTACTTTACCACTTTCACCAAGCTCCTCTTCAGATAATCTTATACTATAATGACTAGCAGTTAATGCTACACTTGAGTAAAGCCAAAAATGTGTTCCAGTATAACTACTAGCATCAGTAGAACTTATATTCTCATATGCTGCTATACCAGTAGTAAAATCTGTACCTATTGCACACTTAACTGCTTTAGTTCCAGTTAGCTTATAACTAGTTTGAGCTGCAGCAGTTACATTAGTACTAGCTACCCAATCATCTTCACAATCTTCTATCAATGCACCATTAGTAATATTATCCCACGTTTCTGTAGACTCGTTATATTTATAAATATTAGTAGTTGTTAAAGCTAGCAAATACCCCTGACCATTAGTCAAATAATGTGTATCTATTTTAAGTGGCACTCCATGCAATAAATTAGTTTTTAAAGCACCAGCAGTAGGAAAACTAACATAACCATAATCAGGTATTAATTCTCCATCTTTAATAGCAATCCCCCTCATGTATGGTGACTCAACTGGTTGAATACCACTAGGTGGACTACTTGTATTCATTCCTCCTACAGGTGCATAGCAGTGTTTAAATGGCATATTATACTACTCCACTATAATCTTTTAATACTGTATAGAACGCCTGAAGCTCATAAATTCTAGCTTTAATTGTATGACTTTCTCCACCTTCTGTTCCTTTATCTGCTCTACCATATGAATAAACATAAGCTTTAATAGCTGTAACATTAGCTAAATCACAAACCCAACTTACTGTTCCAGTATCTTTTTCTAATGTTCTAGTAATACTACCTTCGCCTTCATTATCCCCACTTTCACTATCACTAAATACACTACCAGTTATATTATTCCAACTACCATTATAATACTGTGCATACATATTATAACTAGCTATTTCTGTATGCTGAGATACTACCTGAGAATAAGCATATAACCTAAGTTTAATAAGTTTAATAGTTCTAGCCGTAGTAAATGTATGAGTAGCACTAACCTCTACCGTAGTAGCAGCACTTTCATCCCCAGTTACTTCTTCATAATGATAAGTAGTAAAACTATCATCCCAACCTAAAGTAGTATCACTTCCACTACCAGTATAAGCATGAGTAGTAGACCCAAGCATTACTGCATTCCTTAAAGCCATTATCCTACCTCCACCATTACCGTTACATTTCCTCCAGCTACACTAGTTCCAACTTTATCTACATCTATAACAAAAGTTCCACCTGATGTTATATTAGTAGTAACAAATCCAGTTACACTAGTGGAAGTACTTCCTGCAGCTAATATAACTTGGCTAGAAGTAGCTGTCCATATACTACTACCATTATACCTAATATCAATTTGAAGTTCGCTTCCAGTAGGTGCAGTAGTTGCTCTACCTTTTGCTGATAATATCTTTCCTGCACTTACTATATCTAAAGTTGCACTAACATTAGTACCAGTTTCACAAGCACCATCTAGATACCAAAAGTAAAGCTTTCTAGATAATACAACTTCCTGAGTAGCAGCATTTAGATAGCATAACGCATCTCCAGTAGTAGCCATAGTCTTAACATAGAGAACTCCTATTTGAGTACCACTTAGTGTAAATGGACTTGCTGTTTGCCTTTGGAAGGTAATAAACTTATGCCTTCCACCTTCGGCAGTTGCAGATTGACTGCTAGGAAATTCATGTTCTAAAGCTAATCTAGACCTAACTCCTACTCTTACATCTCTGTTATAATCATCAATATTGATAGCTAAAGTAGCATCAGTAGGAGTAGTTTCATCCCATGTAGTACCATCTCCGATTGCCATAGTATATCACCTCACTTATTTATAATAAATAATGACTCTATTTTATTAAGACGCTCTGTATTAACTTTTATCTGGTTTTGAGCTTGACCATATAAATAGGAAAATGTTGCTATTTGAATTACTAAAGTAATCAAAACTCCAATAAGAGATGTAACTATAGTTGTTTTAAATGTAGTACCTTGAACTATTGTTTTTTCAATGTTAGCTAAACTGTTTTTAATTACTGCCATATCTGCTACTGCAGTAATATGTTGAGAACAAAAGTTTGAACTACTTCTTCTTTCTTTACCATCCCAATTTTCCATTAAGCCTCCTTAATATCTATTGCCATATATGGATGAACAACATTAAGTTTATCCTTCCCCTCATACTTACTCACGGTGCCTAACTCACTTGTCACTGCATAAGCGTCCTCTTTCTTAACCGCCCAATGTTTTGCCACTTCTGATTTAGTTGAAACTGTTTTCCAGGTATCACCTAAGTATGCTTTATCTGCTTTGACTTTAGCCTCATCTGTCGCAAAGTAGTGAATGTAGGCAAGGACTTCTTTGTCTTTAAGGTCTTGGGATAGATAGCAATACCGACAAGTATTTTGATATGTAATGGTCATATGATAAATCGGGAAAGGTAAATCAAGTTTAAGATTACCTTCCTCATCGCTAACCACTTTACATACTACGAATGCCTCGTTAAAAAATTTATCCATATAACTCCTATTTGAGTAATGCGTATTCTGTAGCCACTTCCCCAGCCGTTAATGCTCTTGAATGTATTGCTATGCCTGTGAAAAGACCGTTGAGTTGGTTTATGCTTCCTCTATCAGAACCTATATAAAAAGTTGTTGTCCAAGGTGGGGGAGTAAAATCAGTATTACTATCTGTTGATTCCTGAACACCATTTAAAAAAATCTGTAAATTTGGATTACCAGTAGAGTTGCAACTACTTGTAAAAACATAAGGTGTGTTTACTAATGGGGTAGTTGTTCCACTTTTATTTGTTCCAGTATACCCAGCTGGATACGACCTTAAAACAACCCCGCTTGTTGCTTTATCAATTACCCTATTGTCCGTATTGCTTGAAGTGGTAATAGTATTATTTAATACCACCCTTGCCACCCCATCATTCGCAAAACTCCCACCCATTGGCATAAAACCTATACTTATGGTTTCCTGTGCGGCTGTCCTGTTACCTGCGATAAGGTAGGTAAGGGTTTCAGCGTTACGAGTAAGAGCGCCTGTGGTAGTAGGGATGAAGGGAGTGGGGTAGGGATTAATCTCGACCTGCATACCATAGACTTCGAAATCTAATAAGTCACCTTGGTCTACACCATTGTTAAAACCAACCTTAGCACTTATTCTATTTGTGGTTGCTGGTGCTGTTCCTGTAACAGAAAATTTTCTCCAAGATGATGTTAATGTTAATGCTGATGAAGTTTCACTACCAATAAGAGCCGGAACACTATCTCTCCAATTTATTTGTCCTATAAAATTAGCCCCCGTTGTGCCAGTTTGACTTCTTGCATAAAAAGAAAAAGTAACAACATTACCTTCAACCACACTCCCCGCCACAGTATTGGTTGATTGCAACATTAAAGATTTATTTGTATCTGCACCATCAACGTAAACAAATCTTTGTGCGGCGGCATTAGTTATACCTGATAATGTTGGGCATAGTACTTGTGTTGTAGTCGGGTCATTGGCACAAGATTTGCTTACTTGCCATCCTGTCCACAATCCACTTCCACTCGCAGTTCCGTCCGTCCTAATAAGTAAATTCGCCCCCTGTGCAAACACACCCAATCCTGGCTTAGAGAGTTTATGAAACCCCGTTGCGTCATAGTAACCACCCCAAATTAGACCGACATTGGCGGTGGTAACTAATTGAATGACACCATTAGCGTCAACGTATGTCCTAGGATTGGTTGCGGAACAATCACAGGTGAAGGTGGCGGTGGGATCTCCTAAGCTATAATTTGCATGTAGACTACCACTACCCGTAAAGTCCTTATAAAATGTAAGACCACCTAGTTGAACTAGTTGACTCAGTACATCTCCAGGAACTCTCCTATTAAACTTAGTAGGAACTGGTATTCCATTACAAGACATTATACTCCTCCATAGTAAACTATTATACTATCTGAAGCAGTTGTACAAACTGGAGCACTTACATAGATACCAGAATGCATATAAATACCACAGTTAAACCAACTACCATTATTACTATTAGTACCAGCTATTGTAGTTACTACATCAGTTAAATTACCCTGAGCTGTTGCTTTTGCATCATATATTAATGCCTGAACTCCAGCAGTAGTTGCATTATTAACTACACAGCCATAATAAATACATCTACTAGTAATAATAGCACTGTTTTGTGATACTACAGTATGTTCAATTCCACCTCTTAACTTACTCATTTAAACCTCCTTTTTAACAGTACAGTTCCATTTTTAATTATTAAATTTAGAAAGATGCTATTCTGGATAGTTATAAAGTGCATCACCACTACCTCCATAAGGATCATTCCAAGGACTGCCACTACTATAACTAGGATTGCCAAATGGCTGAGCTTCAGGTTCCCAATCCTCATCACCTTCTGCTCTAACAGCATCTTCTAGTTGACCTATAAATAACTCATACCAAGCTCTCGCGTCAGTATATTCCTTTAAAGCTAAATAAGTTTCTAGTATTCCAGCAGTCAGTATTAATTGGTCTTTATCTTCTCCAAAATCAGTTACCTGACTATCTGCTACTAAATCATTAGCATATTGACCATATCTAATTTTAAGTGTATAAACAGCATCTGGTATCTTAAACAGTATTAAATTATTACCCCATCTAGTATAAATTTGAGGTCTACCACTAGAATAATTTTCTGGTCTAGGATAAAACTTATCAAACTTTCTATAGTGCCAGAAGTCTAACTTTCTACTATTCTCTGAGTCATCTAATATTATACTATTCACTGAAGCTACTCTACTTAGTCCTAAAGTATTAGTACCACTTTCTAACGGATATGTTTTAGCGTCAATTACTGTAGCAGCATCAGTTTTCTCAGCCTGCAATTCATAAAAGCTATAGTGTCTAGCTATTTTCCTTTGAGCAAAGTTTAAGTAAGTAACTACCCTATCACCTAATAAAGTTCCGGCAGCAGTAGTAGCCGTAGTCTTTTTACCTACTGTATCACATATCTCTGATACCATCTCAATTCTAGTTAATGCCATATTTTATTCTCCATTGATTAAACCTAGATAATAGTTTGCATTTTTTACCCAGTTACTATTGAGGTTGTTTGGGTCATTACTTGCACCAACAGGAGCCCAACGATTTGCAAACTCTGTAACATCTCCATTGTATCTTTTCTTAATAGTTCCTGCTGCCCACTGAGCTTGTGTTATAAAGGAAAGGTCTGGATTATCTTTATATCTCATAGCCTGTGGTGTAAGAACACCAAACTCTTTTCCAGTACTACCATTTTCTATCTTCCTTACTACATATAGTAAATCTTTCTGCTCTGGAGTCAATTTATACTGCTCTGCTACTTTCTCTATAACAGCAGATTCAACTTCAGGGACTAGTTGGTTAGCATTAATCTTTTTTAACTCTTTACTATAGTTTGGCATTATATTTATCCTTTATTCCTTCTATCATTATTTTATTTACTGTGTCATTAGATAGTTCAATATTGCGATAATGGATAGTATTAATATCCCACCTTACATAAACATCTATCCCTAGGTCATAAAATTTTCTAAACAGTATATTATCAGACTGATGTGGACTTTCATCTTCAGTATATTTAATATTAGCTTTCTTAAAAATATCAAACACTTTCTTTGATATTAACAAGCAAGCAAAAGATGAAGATATAATTTTTTCAATTCCACTACTTTTAGGATACCTAACTCTACTTTCTAATCCATTACCTTCAAATCCTTCATAGTGAACATTTAAATGTAAATCTGAATGAAGTTCATCAAAGTGCCATACTGGACCAACTACTACATCTTTACCAACTTCAACCAGTTTTTTAATAACCCCATCTTCACAAGATACGTCAGTATCAGTAATAAACGCATAGTCAAAGTCTATATCTTCCATCAATTTAAAAAGAGCCTCTTGACCTTTCTGGGCGGAATATGGACTCTTATAAAGTAAAACCTTATACTCATATTCCTTATCATCCTTAAGATTAAAAAGAAACTGAGCAAGCTTATAATTTATATCGTTTCCCCTACTAACTATTCCTATAGCTATTTTCATAGTATTATAAAGACAGGAGAGGCGTTTAACCTCTCCCTATATTTAACCCCGCACAAATCCTATCGCTATAAAACTAAATGTACCTACCGCCACATTAGCTGCACATTCACTAGCTCCAGCTGCTGCTATAGCATTAATAGTAACAGGTGCCGTTCCAGCCGTTCCTGTACTACCTAAACCGCCTGTTCCTAAGTTCCACAGAACAGGAACTCCAGCTGCACTCATTGTAGCAGAAGCATTAAGAACTAAGTTTCCTGAAGGACTAGTAGACTTATCTGCGTAAAAACATTTAAAGGCTCCAGTAGTATAATCCCACTGAGCTAAATAACCATCACTACTTGGACCACCAATTTGCACTGAACATATACCATGAGCAAAACCACCCGTAGAACCATTACCAGTAGGAACAAAATATTTAGTTATTGCTGTTAAGGTAACTAAAGTCTGGCTATAACTAGATATAGATACCTTTCCAGCAAAGATACCTAAACTTCTAGATATCCTTTCTGGCTTTTTAAGTGGACTTGTAACTGTTGCTGAAAACGCCATATAAACCTCCTTAAGTGCCGATTAGCCGTTTACCTTAAGGCTAACTTTACTTAACCTTTGTTGCAATAGATTTATTACCATCTTTGTTAAAAAACTGCATCTTTCCTACAGCTTTTTTCTTACCTGCTTTCTCTGCTTCTTCTAACTTCAATCTCATAACCAACTCATGTCTTTTCATTTCCTCTGGAGTAAGTGTAACAACCTGAGCACCAGCTTTCCTTTGTGCATCTGCTAATCCCATTTGAACCCACAGTCCTTGATTATCCTTTCTAACTCCCCTATGGTTTAACCAAACATCAAAATGGGCATAATATTCCATTTTAGCATTAAGCACACTATCAGCGAACCAACTATCAGTAGGTGCTTGATTATCACAAGTAAACCATGGTCTTTTAAGTTTCTTAAAGACATCAGTTTTTATCATCGTAAAAGCAAATGGGATAAGGTCTACCTTCTGTATTCCCACTCTCTGCTCTGGAGGTATCTCGTATAATCTAGCTGGACCCTTTAATATAGGTTGGTCAACTAGAGTAGTTGATGTATCATATCTTCTAAATGCACACATAGCATAAGGAAAACCACTTGCATGCATAATTCCACCTATTACATCTTTATCTGCCTGTAATAACTTAACAAAGTCTGCAGATGTTACATCATAGATATCATCATCCATTAGTAATAAATGGGTGCATCCACTATCAATAGCTTTTCTTGCTAAATCTTCCTCAGCCATATGAACTGGACGTCGATACATAAACTCATATCCTACATGGAACTTAACTCCCTTATACTTACAAGTCATCAAATCTGTCCAAAAGTTTAAAAAGCTTGTAGCAAACTCATGTGTCCAAGCAAGTATAGGAACTCCAATAAGTATTTTAGGTATAACCTTTTCAACCTTCTTCGCCATTTTAACTCCTTTAAACTAGGAGTGGAGGACACAGCCTCCACCCCAAATCGCCAATATAATTAAGGTGCAATAGATAACCAAGCATGACCATATTCCGCTGAAGTAGCTTGGTGAATTGAATGACCAATAATCACTGTAGTAGCACCAACTGTAGTTTCTGCCATACCTACACTTCCTGCAACTATAGCACCACCCGCTGTTGGAACACCAGCACTACCTGCTACATATGGGCTAGGACCCCAAGTCTGTAGCCAAAAATAATCTCCACTAACAACCGCAATAGGTGCAATACCCACTGGAGGGTCAGCCTGATCTGTATTCCTAATAACTCCACTATACCCACTAGGGTATACAGATACCTTATCACCATTAGATGCAATAGCCATCTTAATTGGGTCATATAAACTAAATACACCAGAGCTTGTATCTCCTATTGAACCATGGGATTTAATCTTATACATATAGCCCTGATTAGCTGCTGTCCCACTCTGAACATGGACATAACCTTCTGCGAAGTAATTAGCTGCAGCACTAGTTGTTAATACTATCGTTAATGCCTTCAAACCAGTTACTGCATTAGTAGCAATAGTCGTTTTCATATGCTTTGCATCAGATACTGGTCTTGATGCAATTAAACCTGCACCGATAGTATCACCTGATAATGCATATCTAAAAACCCTATCTCCTACTACTTTCCTACTACCTAAGTCAGCTAGCTTAACAGAAGATGTTTCATATATACTCTGTCCACCTTGAACTACTGAAACTTGGTCTCCTCTCCAGTTAACTTGACCTTCATCACTAACATTTCCTTGCATTTTACTAGTAATATCAGCCATTATATCCTCCTTCTTTGGTTTGGCTACCTCTAGGAATTAACAACCGCCGTTGCTAATCCCGAAGCTACTATTACGCAGCTTGACTTGTTAATACACCATGACAACTTCTCTTATCCACCCAAGTATTACCTCTTTGGACTATCTGGCACACAACGTCTTTATACTGATTAGGTATCTCTTTCCATTCTCCCATTACCATATTTACTGATGGGTCTATCGTAAAACCTAAATGACTCCTGTCAATAAAATATGTATAACCAGTAGTACACTTCGGTGACCAAATCCAAATTCTTCCTTTGAAGGTAATATGGTCTAAACCTAAACTAACAGCTTCTTTATTAACTACACTAACTCTTTCTAGTGCTTCAGATTCACCTAGTTCATACGTTGTCTGGTCAGATATCAACAAATCTGTTTTTCCCCATCTACTGCAGGTATTAAACAAATTTGTCATATCACTCTCACCATAAACGCTAAATGCACCGCCAGATGTTTTCTGCTGGTTTCTCCAATAGTAGATGCCATCACTAGAAACTGCTGTTGACTGGTTTATACCATGGATAGTAGCTGAAGTTGAAGGAGAGTCGTCAATAAGATGTGGAATACCATTATAGTCATCAACTGAACTTCCACCTGTGTCTGCCCATAGTGCAGTTTCAACTTTTTCATTCAAAGTTTCTCTAGCAGTATCAATCTTTGAATTCATCATCTTCAAATGAGCAGTTTCACTTCCACCATTAGCTTTATCATCAGTCCAATATCTTACTAAAGAGTCTCCTACATTTTTCCAATAATCATAAGCAATCGTCAGAGGGTCAAAGTCTGTAATAGTAAATGTAGCACCCCTACCAAAGAACTTGGCTGTTCCTGTCTTGTTTACTCTTAATGGTATTTCTAACCTTCTACCATCAGTAGACTCATACTTAATCATCCCTTTGCTTTTTAAAAGAGCAAGTAACTTATTTTCCTCAAAAACCTGATCAACAACCCCAGCACGCCTTTTTGACCAAGTGCTCGTGTACAGCGTATTGAGATATTCCGTTAAGGTTGCAGTAGCCATAATACTCCTTATTTATTATGCAGGAGGAATCGGACCAAGTTTTTCTTTAACTTCGCTTAAGGTTTCTTTAGCTATTGCATCAGCACTCATTTTCTGATACTTTTCATATGACTCACTAGAACCACCAGGCTTTTCTGTAGAGAGCTTTCTCTGCCTTTCTTTCTCTTCTTCACTAGGTTGACCCAATCTTGTTACGTGGTCTTTTGCTTTTTCATAAAGCTCTTGTAAACTTAAGTCTTTGTTTTTTGGATCTAAACTTAAGCCATACATAACTGGTCTCCATTTTTCATAATCTCCATGAGACCTAGCAAAAGATGCAACTTCTTTTTGGGTTTGCTCTTTCTTTACAGAACTTATCGTTTCTTCCCTATCTTTTAACCTAGCTTCTTCTTGCTCTCTTTTAAACTCTTCTTTAGCTCTGGCTATTAGCTCTTTAGGGCTAAGCTTACTCAGGTCTTCATCTTTACCGTCAGGAAGCTTTTTATCTGGTGTAACATCAACTTTCCTATCTTTATTCTCTAGAAAAGCCATGTAATTATCAGAGAAAACTTCCATTCTAGTATCCTCAAAGTCCTGTTTTAACTTAGCATTATCAGCCACTAGCTTGTCATACTCTGCTTTAGAAACCTTGTCCTCATCTCCAGTTTTACTTTTGTCATCGCCTCCGCCTCCAGAGCCATCACCTTCAACACCTAGTGTTAATGGCATAAATGGAAGCAACCATTTTAATAAATCATTTACCATCGCCCTTTCCTCCCTTCTCAGTATTCACTAACTGAGTTTTATTATCCACTGTATTATTTATTGTCGCTCGTGGTCTCACGACATTCCTCGCCTGTATTCTATATGCTTTACTAATACTATTCATTGCAGCAGTTATAAACTTACCATTCCAAAAACCTTTAAAGCTAACTTCTGGTTTTTCTCCAGCCTTCATCTTTATTGTTAATTCTCTGCTTTTACCTTCATCACTTATTCTTAATGCATCTGATAAATCACTCACGCTGTCCTCCTACTTCAGGTTCTTTTTAACGTCGTCTTTTATCATAAGACCACGTTTATCAAGTTCCCGTTTAAATTCAGCTTTGTCTTTAGTATATACTGGATGGCTACCTAAACCAAAGTGCCATCCTTCGTAACCTTTGTTTGCGTGTTTACGAGCAAACTGACGTTCTTTCAATTCGGCTTCTTTCTTGTTCTTTACTAGATATTGATCATATTCTAAACTATCCAACCCCTTATTACCATATCCCATTATCCACCCCCTAATGCTGGAAAGTTACTCTGACCACCACCCATTCGCATTAACTCTGTAAATGGCATAGCTTTCTCTGGACTTCTACCCACACCTTCATCTGCTGGGAATAGCATTTTAGGGTCAAGCCAATCTCCTAAGTTGTCAGCATAACTTTCTAGTAAGTACTTCATATCAAGTCCTGGCACATTTGCAGCAACTTGCATGAATTGAAGAGCTTCCTCTCTTCTAGTTCTTTTATCTTCAGGTATTGTTTCCTCAGGATTAACTCCATAAGTAAACTCACCCTTTATTTCTTTACCAGTAAACCTTACCCAATACCTAACACCATTTGGACCTATTATATCTATTACTCTTTCTGCACTCCAGTTATCAAATATCAGCTGGTTTTCCTTACGCATTATCCTCTCTAAAAAATCTGCAACTGTATCTCTCCTTTCATCTATTCTTATCATTGATGCAGCCCTAACTATCTCTGCTTCGTGGGCAGTTCGCCTACCAGATGACTCTTCAAAGCTACCCATCTGGTTTCTACTAAAGCCAACTATTTCCCTTACATCTTCTCTAACTTCTCTAGCAGCACTTAGTAAGTCTGGTGGTACGTGGCTTTGAAATAGAGCTACTGCTTTTCTAACATCACCATTAACTCCTGCATCTATTGCTACAGCAGCCTTTGGGTCACCATCTAATAACTTAGTTATTTCATCTTTATCACTAAGCATACCCCTATCATATAATACTTTTAATAATGCTACTCTTCTATGCTTCTTTGCCATAGTTCTAATGTCATTCATTTCTAACTGTTGAACTTCAACTAGTCTACAATCAGGAGTCCACCAAAAGTAATCGGGATCTTCGTTAAAACCTAGGACATCAGCATTAAGACCTTCTACCTGAAGGTAGTCTTTATCTATCCTAAGGAATTTATCGTGGTCTAGAGTTAAAGCATAAATTAATCCACTTCTTTTATCATGCACTTCCCAAAGTTCAGCCCATTCATTTTGGCTATCTTCTTCATAGTTCTTAGTAGCATTATTTGCAGCAGCCTCTGTGCTTTTATCTAGGGCTGATTTAAATGGAGCTTTTAAACTAGCTGTGTTGGTATACTTTGGATCTTCTTTAATGTCTCTAAGAGGTCTCATCTTTCTTAATGCATACCACCTAGCTTCATCCCAAGCAGATGTTCCCCAAGGCACTATAAAGTCAGAAGGGTTAGCTCGCATAAACCATGGATATCCAGCTTTTATATTATCAACATATTCTATTTTCTGACCAGATTTATTAAATTGAGTTAGGGATAGGTCAGCTAGTTCATCACTTAAGAAAGAAGGATTAAAGCCATATTCTGAATCATAACCTACTATGCCAGGACCCCTACCACAGAGATAGCAATCTAATATACATCTTTTTAGTTGATGCTTTAAACCAGTTTCATTTATTAAGTAATTATCAATACGCTCTAGTACTCTAGCGTGCATAGCATATCCAGGTCGTCTAGGTTTTATATTAACTCTAGGATTTCTAAAATAGATTTGAGGTATCATAGAACGACCTAGAGCATATATTATATTAACTGGAACAACGCCTTCTGCCCATAGACCACGATACATCTTTTTATAACGCTCCCATTCTTTGGATTTGCCAAAGATGGTTCTGTATCTAATTCCAGCTCTTATCTCAGCTTTCCAGTAATCAAGACTGTTCAAATTAAGTTTTGTTTTATCTTCCACGTTTATTAAGCTCCTTCATTTTAATATAAAAAGACTCTTCACTATCCCAAACTCTATTTAAATAAGATAGCATTATTTGAGCACGTTCTTTCTTTATTTTTAAATAAGGATAAACTAAACGAATTATTCTTTCAATACCATCTTTTCTAATAACCCATTGCTTTTTATCCTTACATTTAATATTACTAATAGTAGAATCATAAACGCTTCCACCAAAAGTGTCTTGCAACCAATTAATTAAACTAAAATCAGTATTAACAACATAAACAGTAGCTTGATAAAAGACAGTAACGCCCTTAGAAACACCCTTAGTAATAGAAAAGCCACCTTCACCATCTATTATTCCAGCAAGATAAGCTCTGTCTGTATCACTAATAATTATTTCATCAATTTTATTATCTTTCATTAATCCTCCAGAGGTTGTTTAAGGAAACGTAGGGAGTCCTGACGCGAGAACCAAGCGTCTTTTTGTAGCTGCATTACCCGTGCTACCCCAGTTCGGGGGAGGGAAACACAGTCTGTTTTCAGTTTGTTTGGTTGTTTAAAATCCATGACTAGCTTTTAACCTCGCTTTCTCTTCAGCTTTATCTTTGGGTTTACTATAACCCCTTTTTTCTAAAGACGCCCACTTTTTATCCATTATCCTCTTTTTAATTTCTTCACTAGCTTTCATTACTTATCACCCTTTAATACATCACTATAGGGATTACACTTTTTACTTTTAGCGGTTTTACTGACAGCTTTCTTCATCCTATACTTTTTCTTCGCGTCATCTTTAACTGACATGCTATCTCCATTTTTAATAGTTAAATTTGATTAAACATCCCACTCCAGCTGACTATAAACATCATCCAATTCCCCTTCATTAATATGGTAGGGATTACTCTGAACAGTTTTATTACCAAAGGTATCTTTCTTTTTATTCTTATTAAAGCATTCTTCTAAAAAGGTATCCATAGTACCTAGGGTAATTTCGTTTTTTCTTTCAACCTTCCCGCTTTGACTAGCTTGTCCAGGTCTAGCTATCTGAATTTGATAAGCCAACGCGTCAAGTAAATCTTTCTTACTCAGTTTAGAATTAGGAACATAATCACAAAACTCTGTCATGAAGTCTTTATGCACTGTTTTACAATGCAGAGCTAGATTAGATGCAATAGGTTCGATAGCTCTTATCCTAATCTCCTTTGAGGTATTACTCTCAGGTGTAAGTTGACGGATAGTCATCATTGGTACTTTCCCTTCAAACATATACTCCCTAGCAAAGTGAGCCAGCGATTTCTGATAATACACTGATTCAATACCTATAGCTTCTGGTTTAAACTTATCCCAGTGCATCGCCATCAGTTTAATTATCTGACTAGGATTAAACCTTCCCTTATCGTAATGCTTAATCCAGCAATTATGCTTATCATCCCATCCACAAGTTAAAACAACACCTTCACAGTCTGTTCTCTTGCTAGACTCACTCCATTCACTAAGGTCAATGGTGGTAAAATACCGAGCAGTCTTCGGTATCTCCTCATCACTATTATAAAGTTGAAGCCACTCTTTTTTAAATAGGCACTCCTCAGGAGATATAGGAATAGTCAAGTACTGAGTGGAAAACATCCAAGAGCCTTGAGCATCATATATCTTCTCTAGTTGGTTAATACCATATGCTTCTTTCCAAGTTGGAGTACACTGTCTCCAGTCTTTTTTAACTTCCAATTCCTTAAGGTCTATACATCCTCTATGGAATATCTCATAACTTTTTTCATTCTTCCAGATATAGTCTATTAAATCGTGTTTAGCCCATCTAGTTCCGATATTATATAATCTGGTATGATTACCAGGAACTAACAGTGAATGACTAAGTTTGTGCCATCCAATAGCTTTATCTATATCTTCCTGACCAGGTTGAAGCTCACGACCTGATAAGTCATCCTTTTTAGCATACACTAAATCGTCTTCTATTATAATATCATAATGTCTCGATATTGACGCTCCGCCAATGCCTGCAGCTTCGAAGGTAGATTCTGTAAAGTTGTCGGGTCTATTTATACAGGCACTTTCATTAGACCACCTAGTCTTATTAAAGTTAATAGGTATTACCTCTGGGAATAGTATCTGCATAGCTGGATTACTTTCATAGGTTTTTCTAATTAAACCCAGCATTTTTTCCGCATTAGATATAACATAGCTAGCAATTAAAATACGCATATTAGGTCCTAGTTGCCAGAACTTATCTTGCCATGCATTGTGATAGGGGAATTCATCTTCCTCTTCCCGAGGTAAAGTAATCCACTGTGGATAGGCTATAGAACACATCCAGGTCTTTACAAAGCTTCTAGGTAGTGTTATCTGCTTCCTATCACCAGGTAAAGCTAAGAACTTACAAAGCTCTCCATGTAGAGATTCAGTAATATCATCATAACCTAATACAGCTACACAATAGGAAAATAAATCCCTCAGGCAATTTTTGCGTAAAGCTGTCCTCTGTTTATCTGATAATTGGACTAAATTAATACTCATTTGCTTTTGTTACTCCAAATCTTTTTGTAGTTTTGTGAAAACCAAGATGCTTCTTCTGGGTTACTAAATGGAATAAACTCACTATTAGACAAAGCATATTTTATAGCTTCATCTGGAGAAAGCTCTATTAGTTCCTTGTTGTTGTATACTATTGATGGATAAACTATATACTGGTCTCCTACTTGAGACCAAGCCATTTTATGCGTTGCTATAGTATCATTTCCTAAATTGATAGAAGGATATTTATCAACATTTATAATTCTGTCAACAAAGTTCTTTGCTTTGTTTTCTTGTAATATTTGATTTATACTATCGTTTTCTTTTTTAGGATTAGCAGAAAAGTAATCATTTAAAACTGACATTAACTTTCCTTTGTTATAGTAGTAACTCTAGACAAAACCCTCTCAAACCTATCCGCCATTTTTTCCGTTATTTCTACACTGACTATATTTTTATCTGTCCTAGCTTTATACCCCGCTCTATCTAATATAGAGTCAGAGCAAGCTTTCTGAACGAATTCAGAATTAGCATTATTCATAAGAGCTTCCTGTTTATTAACAGCAGATAGGGCTAATGACTTAAGTTTCTGCTCTACTGGGTCTCCAGCCACTATTTTATCAGATTGTTTTTCTATGATTTGACTAGTCAACTTTGACCGCTGAGCATCTCTAGCTTCTATAAACAGTGGGCTATTTCTAATGATAGATACCCTATTCTCTGTAAGCCCAGTTTCTTTAGCAATAGAGCCCCCAGAATATCCTGCGATATCCATCGCTATTATTATCTGGATACGGGAGCTCATTTTATCTGGTTGTAGGTTTTGATAAGCTATTGACTTAAGTTCCTGTGGTTTAACTAATGGCATAATTTTTTATCTCCAATCATTTAAGCTAAGGTTAATAAAAAAGGGAGCTTCACCTACTTATTACTAAATAGATGTAACTCCCTTTTGTATTAGCTAATTAAAAGGAAAATCAGTTAGTTGATCAGACCAACTGTGTTATTAACTTTGATGGCATTTTTATTTTTCAGTTTTTTCACTATTTTAAATTATTCAATGCCAGCTTACACTTTCTACAATGTAAATAAAACACATTTAATAGTAAATGTCAAGGCTATTTTACATTGATTTTATTACTATTTTTAGTATTTTAAATTAATTAAAATTAGGGCATTAAATAAGGCTTAAAAGATTACCAATGCTTAAAATGGCTTTAGCCATTCAAATTACCGCATTAGTGCTTAAGCATAGCTAATATGACCGAAGGTCATTACCAACGCTTAAATAGCTAATGGCGTAAAATTTGGTAGGTAAATTTAGAGGTGTATAAGATAAAACCAATCGCCTTGGGGGGTGCTATACCCACCTACGGTGGCAGTAATTCTAAAAATACTAATCATTATACTATCATTGTAATAACTAACATTGTTTATACAGAGTGTTAGCATTTTTAATACCCCTTTATTAGTAAAGTATTTTGGCGTCAGCTAATAACGCAATACAGCATTAGCTTATTAGCTTTTTTATTTTATTAAATAACTTGACATTCTATACTGTATATGTTATACTCTACATTGTAAGCAGGATAAAAAAGTTCTTTGACAATCTGGCAGTTTATATATAGGTAGGAATAAAACTATGTCAAGCAAAATTACCGCACAAGGTTCTTACAACTCCCCGAAAACAAAGCAAGATGTAAACTTTGAATTTGACTATGATGTTATTGACAATGTTAGTGACGCAATTAGTTTGCTCGGCGAGGATAAAGTAAAAAGTTTAATTCAGAGAATGATTAAACTTGACGCGTCAAACATAGCCCGGGAAAAAGCTAAATCAGAAAATGGCGATAGCACAAGGAAAGCTATGACAGAAGAGCAGAAGGCAGAAGCTAAGGCAGAAAGAAAAGCTAATGCAGAGCTTTTAAAGATATTGAAAGACAAAGGTTTGACCGCTCAGGATATTGCTAGCTTATAGTTTAAAACTTACTAATAATAACTAACCTAAAAAAATCCTATATATAAACTGTCAGCATTGTCATACTAGCCTAAGTGCCACACGCTAAATTTAAACCAAAATAGTAATAATACCGATAACTAAAAATACTTTTACTAATGCAAAGTGGTATAATAACAAATGTTAAACGTTACACCGATTTTGACCATATATGATTTTCCTATGTTCTTTTTTATTTTTTTTTTTTATATATAGGGTG